CAACCGCGATCTTTACAAAAACTTTCTGCTGCTTCCCACTTATTCATATTTTTAACATAAGTAAAACCTTCTGCAATATATCTTTTAGTACGCTTTGGACTTGTAGGTGGTACAGTTTGATCTTCTGGTTTTATTTCAACCAACAAAGTTTTATTCTCAAATATTATTTGAACATCAGGAAAATACTTATGATAACGTTTATCTGCTTCGTAAAAATACGGTATAATGATTTCTTCTGATGACCATTGTTTTACGTTTGGATTTTCATCACACCATTTGAACACATGTCTTTCCCACAAAGATCGATAAATGATATTATCGAAATCTCCTTTATACTTCTTAAGGTTCTTTACTTTAAACTTACCAGAATACGCCATAATTTGATATAAATAGTTTTAAATTTATTTATAACAGGTTAATAATATGTCAATTCAACAGAATCAGATACCTAATGCATTTAGTTATGGTGGCGGAGGTGTAAGATTTCCAATTGATACACATGCACAAGTTGGATCTCAAATTATATTTCAAGCTATAAGAATACAACCACCTGAAGCTCCTATTAAATTTACATCTCAAAGTACTTTTAAGGGTATTATGGATGATCCTTTAAAAAGTGGTAATGAATTTGTAGGAGGTATTGCGAGTGGTGTTGCAAATACATCTGGTCAAAAAATAATACCGATATCTGGTGATAGAGTACAGTTATATCTACCCATATCATTTCAAGTCAATGATGCGCTTCAATATGATAATAATGCTGCTTTAGGCGCAGTAGGAGGCGCAATTGCAAATGCACTACAAGGAAATTCTGCAAGTGGAACAGTTGGAGGAGCTTTAGCAAATTCTTTAAGATCTGGTGCATCATCTTTAAAAGATTTCTTTTTTAGCGGTGCATATACCGGAGAAGCAGGAAGAATTGCTGCAACTATGGGTGCAGGTGCAATTAACTTTGCATCTCTTGGTATGGGTGCAGGTGTTGCAGATGCAATTCAATTAACTGCAAGAGTTACAATTAATCCAAATTTAAGAACTAAATTTAATGGTGTTTCAATTCGAGAATTTGCATTTCAATTTAAATTTATACCTAAAAGTCAAAGAGAATCAGTAGCTATAAAAAAGATTATTAAATTTTTTAGATATCACGCATATCCTGCTGAAATACCAGGAAACGGTGCATTTCCTATAGCTTTAGAATATCCGAATTTATTTAAAATTAAATTAAAAAGTCAAGTTGGAGGTAGATTTCGAAATGTTGGAACTCCGATTAAATATTGTTATCTTAGAAATATATCTGCAGTGTATAATCCTACTAGTGCTGTTTTACATCCAGATGGTTCACCTAATGAAGTCGATTTAAATCTAGGCTTTACAGAATACAAAACTCTATCTCGTCAAGATATCGAAAATGAAGATAATGATAATTTATTTGATGCAGAAAGAGAATTACAATTAGATCAATTAAGAGAAAATATTGGTGCACCGGACACAGGACCACAAAACGTTGGGACATAGGAGAATATAATGTCAGCATACTTTAGTAATTTTCCAAAAGTAGATTATTTTTTTGGTGAAGAAGGTTTATCGAATCGTGTCGAAAACATTGGAATATTTTCAGATGTTATAGATCAAATTAAAGATGCATCTACTGCATATCAAGATTATTATATTTTACCAGATGAAAGACCAGATCAAGTTTCGTTTAAATTGTATGGATCTATTAATTACTATTGGACTTTCTGGTTAATGAATAATCATATAAGAGAGCAAGGTTGGCCATTATCTAATGCAAAAATATACGAATTCGCAGTTGATAATTATACAGAAAAAGTTCTTGATACGCAAACTGTTTTAACTGATAAGTATGCAATAGGTGAAAGCGTTGAAGGTCTTACTACATTTGCAACTGGAACTATAGTACATCGTAATCTAGATCTTGGTCAAATATGGGTAAAGAGTACAAATAACAAATCATTTCAAAATAATGAAATTGTACGAACAACTACAAGTATTGTTGACGAAATATTACAAATACGTGCAACTTCAGATCGACTTAATGCAGTTCATCATTATGAAAATGCAGCTGGTGAATATGTTGATATTGATCCGAATGCTTCTCGACCTTCGATATATACAGAAAAAACTTGGCTAGATGAATTAACAAGGCAAAACAATAATTTAAAACAAATTAAAACTATTAAAAAACAAATAATTGGAGAAGTGGTTAAATCATTTAATTCAGCCATTAGATCATAATGACAGGTACAACATCACCATATTTTATTGAAGGTCTTTTTTTACAAACACCTAGATTTGACGGCATGATCGATTTAAAGAATATGTTTGTTTCATGCGACATATTCGAAGATATGGATAAACCATATATTACTGCAGATTTAATATTAAATGATGATAAAGGGTGGTACGAAAGTGCTGATATTGTTGGTGGAGAAAAAATAACATTACGATTTCAATCTAATCGAGATAAATTTGATAATTCAACTGTACAAGTAATTAAAAAAACATTTTACGTTCATTATGTTTCTACTCAACATCGAGTAAGCGAACATCAACAAATTATTATGTTGCATCTAATTGAAGAAGTCGGTTATATTGCAAATTTACAAAATGTAAATAAATTCTATTCCGGCTCAGGTCAAGAAATTATTAAAAAAATAGCACAAGATTTTTTGTTTTTAGATAATCCAAGTTTTGCTGGTCAGAAAAAGATTTTATATAACAAAGATGAAGTCGGTGATATTAAAACTTATAATGTTATAGTACCTAATTTAAATCCTATAGCTGCTATGAAATGGGTATCAGATAGTATGGTTAATGCTAATGGATCACCATTTTATTTATTTTCTACACTTGTAGGAGATAAACTTGTACTAGTACATTTGCAAGAATTATTAAAAACGCCGGCGTTAAATAGCCAAACAACTCCTTACATTTATAGTCCTTCAACAGCAGCACAGCCTGATGATAGAAAAGCATTTAAAACAATTGCGAATATGAAAATTGGTCATTCAGAAGATTTATTTAAAATGATTCGATCTGGTAATATTGGTGGAAATTATACAGTTATTAACGGAGCTGCTCCAGATGCTACCACAGAAGTAGAATTTGAATATGATATCATAAAAGATTGTTTATCTGAATATCTTACATTTCATATACCAGAAAATCCGGATCAAAGAAATCCAACATATTCTCCGGCATTTAAATATAATGGTAAATCTTTTAATGAAATTAAAAGTAGAAATATTACACTATTCGGTGGCACAAATCCATATAGAGAAAGTGCATTACCTGATGGTGAACGTGGACAATATCCTTTAGCTTTAGGTGAAGGATACGACGCCGCAGATTATAAGAAGTATGTAGTTTCAAAATCTTTTGATATGCTTTTGAAAAAAGCACCTTTGACAATAAATTTAAATGGAATTGAATTTATAAATGGTGATCAGCATTGTACAATAGGTAATTCAATACATGTACAATTTCAAAAAGCAGATGATCAACGTTCAAGTGGAGAAAAATCTGCAAATCCATTAGATACAAAATTATCTGGAAAGTATTTAATATATAGAGCAAGGCACATATTAAAACCTGAAAAATATGATATGGCATTTACAATGGTTAAACTTACAAATTTAGATGAGGCTTAATACATGAGTTTTTATGGAGATAATTCTCGTTGGTTTATCGGAGAAGTTACAAGTATACAAGATCCTATTCGAATGGGTCGTGTTAGAGTACGTATATTTGGTGTACACACAGAAGATGAACAGCTTATACCTAAAGATAAATTACCGTGGGCTCAAGTTATGGCACCAGTGACTGAAGGTGGTATTGCAGGTCAAGGCAATTATTTAGGTATGCAAAAAGGTGCAAGAGTTTTTGGCATGTTTCTTGATGGAACAAATTCACAAATGCCTCTTGTTTTAGGATCTATACCACATAGTGAAAAATTTATATCAAAAGGTGGTATTCAATCTCATGTTACTACAGATATTAATGCACAAGGTTTAACAAATGAAGTGCAAGATGGATATGGTGATGAATTTGATACGACTAAAGTAAAGCACGAAGTATTCGATCATGAAACGAAAAAACAAGAATCTGAAATGATTGACGAACCTTTACAAAAAAATGTAAGAACTGGCGTTTATCCAAATAATAAAGTCAAAAGAACTCCAAGTGGGCATGTCATTGAAATTGACGATACACCTGGAGCAGAAAGATTACATATAGTACATAAAACTGGAACATCGGTTGAAATACAACCTAGCGGAGATGTTGTAACTCATCATAAAAACGGTGTTAGGACAGTTGTAGGTGATGATAAGCTATATGTAACTGGCGATGTTGAATGGGTTATAAACGGTAATCTTGATGTATCTGTATTAAAAAATATTACTTTTGCGTCTGAAGGTGATTTAAAAGTTGTTACAACTGGTAGACAAGATTATTCATCACTTGGAAACATGACACATTTTTGTGATGGACAACATACACTTGCAAGTGATACAGCAATTCTATCAGGAACAACATTAGCAGATATAAGAGGTGCAAGAGTCGATCTTGCGACTAATGATCCAGTTAATGTTGTTATCGAAAAATTTAAATTAAGAGGTGTAGAGCCACCTGAAAATACAACAGCAGGTGGTAATACATTAACACCAGTAGATGAAAATGGCAATTCATTAGGTCCAAGTGACCCATCAGGTGGACCATTATCGCCAGGTGATACAGAATTAGGACCAGCCGGTGATTGTACTCGAAAAGATTTAGGTAAAACATCTGCAAGATTTGAATCAAATGGAGATCCAGGAGCAATCAGTACTACTGAAATAACTCAAACTGACGGTACATCATATGGCTCTTATCAAATTGCAACTAAACCTGGAACAATGACAAAATTTTTAAATTGGTTAGACACTAAACCCCAATACGCAAATTATGGAAGCCAATTACAATCTGCAGGTGGTAATACGGCTGCAAATAGTCGAGATCCACAATTTGTAAATCAATGGAAAAGTCTTGCGTATGATAATCCGACTGCAGATAATTCATTTGCACAAGCTCAGCATGATTTTATACAAGCAACTCACTATGATCCTGCAGTACAAAAAGTTAAAGCTGCAACTGGTATTGATCCATGTTCTCGAAGCCGAAGCAATGGGTTGCAAGATGCAATATGGAGTACATCAGTACAACACGGTCCAGGCGCAGTTGCAGGTATTGTAAAGAACGCATTAGCAAGAACTGGTAAAACAGCAGATACAGTAACTGATGCAGAATTAATATCAGCTATATATGATGAAAGAGCTGCAAATGGCGGTTTAAAATATTTTCATAGATCAAATGCAAATGTAAGAGCGAGTGTTGTTGACAGATTTTTAAATTATGAAAAGGCTATAGCTGTTAGTCAAGCTGGTGTAACTTTAGATAGTTTGGCAACAGAAACAGCTACAAATACTGCAAGTGTAAAAGGATTTTATGGATCATAATGCCAGAAGTATGTAGACAAGATGATACTTTAAATACCGGTCATGAATGCGATGGTACATCAACTCTTGCTGCACCCGGTCAAACTAAAGTGTATGCAGAAGGTAAGTTAATTGCACGTTTAGGAGACAGTACTAATAGTCATAATACACAAACTGGAACTGATGGAAATGGTGATCCAATTTGTACACCGCATACTGCAACAATAAGTGGCAGTTCATCTAAAGTTTATGTAGCAGGTGCATTAGTTGCAAGAATCGGAGATGCAGTAGATGCAGGTACTTTAACATCTGGATCTTCAAAAGTCTTTGCAAGTTAGTATAAATATAAGCTAAAGGAGAATATCAATGGCGTGTACATGTAACGGTAAATGTGAAAAATGTGGACATAATTGTCATTGTAATGAAGATTGTATGGATTGTGTAAATGATATTTGCACAGGTTGTAAATGCGAGTGTACTAAGTAATGTCTAGAGTTTTTTCGCAAGAAGATGGTAATCTTGATAACGCAGCTATAGTTACAAGTCGAAAGAAAGTCTATAAAGATATAGATCTTACTTTTGCTGTGAGAACGATGGGTGATGTTTTTAAGAAAACAGATGCTGCATCTGTTAAACAAGCTGTAAAAAATATATTATTAACTAATCATTTCGAAAAACCTTTTACTCCTTTCTTTGGAGGTAATTTACACTCTTTCTTATTTGAAAATATTGAAGATCTAGATGAAATGGAAATTATGGATCATGTAAGTGCTGCAATAAACAATTATGAACCAAGAGCAATTATAAGATCTTTAAAAGCTAATGCGCGACCTGATTATAATTCTATAGAATTAATTATAAGATTCCAAATTATTAACACATTTGAAAACGTAGAATTAAACGTAGAACTTACGAGGTTAAGATAATGGCTACAACAATAAAATCATCCGATTTAGATTTTAATACGATTAAAGCAA